GAGTTCCAGTGTATTTAAGATACATGGCTCTCGCACCATCATTGCCACTACTACCATCACTAGCTCCATCTGCTATTGTACTTGTATGAGTATCAGCATTTGTCGTTATGGCTTCTGTGCCAAATCCAAGTGCTTCACCAATCAATTCTAGGTTGGTATTTGTTATTGTTCCCCATGTACCACTGGCATCCCCAGTAGCCATTTCATTTAATCTAAGATTATTTACATAAGATGAAGCCATATTAATCTATCCTTATTATTCCTGAGGTTCCTGCTGCTGGTAAAACTATCTGAAATGTACCCCCAGCGACTGTAAAATCTCCACCAAATGCTAATACTGCTATTGCTTTGTCACCATTTGTATCATTGTATATTAATGCACCATTAGCAGTAAAACTTGCAGAAGTCCATGTAGGATCAGCAAAATCAAAGCAAACAGATGTGCCATGAGTTGTTATTGCTTTACTTCCTAGTGTTTCACCACCAGCTGTATATCCAGTTCCACTTATTTCATTTGATGTTGAGTAAGCAGTTGTACCAGCACCTAAACTAGCTGAACTTGTAAACAATGCTATTTTAATTGTATCTGCTATTAAGTCATGTTGTTCATCTAATATTTCAGCTTTAAAAGATGTACACATTGCTTGTGATATTGACATTTATTTTCTCCTTATATTCCTGCGTTATACTCTGCTGTGTAATTTCTTCCCATCTCCTGTTGAAACAATGCTATAGCTTCATCAAACTGTGCTTTGTATAATGATACAGTTTCTGGAGCCTTTAGGAAAGAAGAAGTTTCATAAAGTGATGCTGCAAGCAAAACATTTTCAGCATTATCACCTATCCATGAATTGGCATTTGTAGTTGAAAGACCTGTTTCTGGTGCAGAAAAATCAACCTGAAATGCTAAAGTAGCACTTGGTGTTGGTGCTAAAGTTATAACAATTCCACTCGTTGTGGCATTTTTTGTGCTATACATTTCTGGTGTAGATGTTGTGCTTGAATTAGGATGATAGTCCCTTAGATAACTATCAACTCTATGATCTAAAAAAGATACATTACTACTACTATCAGTTACAGAAACTTGTCTTATCATCCTTGCATTTGCAACAGTATAATCAAATGTACCTACAACTAAAGTGCCTGTTGTTATTTGTCTAAAGCAAGGTAAACTTGGCAATCTTTGAAATATCATACTTTCAGCTTGTATAATAATATTAGGTATAGAATTAGATAGCTCTGTACTATCATCTTCCATAAAGTTTTGTATCTGTGAAACTAAGCTAGTGTAATTCATTTATTGACCCCATGTACTTTCACCCCAGTCACCACCACTCCAACCTAATTCAGCTATAGTAATGCTAACTGATCCTATTGCACCTGTACCAGCCAAACCAGTTTCTGTAAGAGATACTTTAGGTACTTCTGTGCCAATAGCTCCAGTTCCAGCTAAACCTGTTTCAGATATTGTTAGTTTAATTGATGCTCCATCAGTAACACCAAATCCACCTATTGCACCAGTACCACTTACACCAGTTACATTTTGTATGCCTGTAGGCACTGCTGTGCCTATTGCACCAGTTCCAGCAACACCAGTTTCTATTAAAATTGATTTAAAATTAAGAGTTCCTAATGCTCCTGTGGCATTAACACCTGTTACATCTTGGGAATGATCTAATCTAATTGTAAATGTGCCTATAGCACCTAAACCTTTTATACCAATTCCTTTTTGTGCATTTTCAATTTTACTTGCAAAAATATCAGTATTAAATCCTACAAAAAAACTAATATTCTCAGGATCATTATCTGGTCTTGGTTGGAATAATGCAGTAGCATCAATTACATTTTTGGCTGGTGTTAGTTGTGGGTGTTTAGGATCAAACTCACTAGGTTCAACTCTAAGGTTATCATATGTTGTTTTTAATTCAGTATAGTTGACCTTAAAGCCACTTATGTCGCTTATTGCTTTTGATTTTCTACCAGTTGCAAATTTTGCCATTATGTTAAGTTCAATGCTGTTGGTTGTATTTTAAGGCTTACACCATCATTATCACTTGATGCTGCAAAACTAAATGATCTCTCATACATTTCATTTAAAATTTGGAATCTGTCTGGTGCATACTTCATAGCTAACTTAGCAGATAAACCAGCACATAAAGTATCACTCCATCTATAAGGTATGTCTGTATCTTGATTTGATGCAGTAACATCTTCTTGTTGGTTCATTGCCCAATACACCATAGAATATGTTGATGTATCAGGAACATTCCAAAAGTAAACAACAGGGGTATATTGCCTATCTATCATATATTGATTAGGTTTACCTGATGATGTTTTATCAGGTATTTGATTATATTCTTGAATTGTAACTCTATTTATAATCTGATCAACACCAGATGAACTGTCCCTAATTACAGCATCTAATATATCTATTGTACCTACAGGCAAAGTATAATTAGTTGTACCATTGACTAATGTTAAAGTATTTTGAGTTACAGTCCAAAAATTTATACCTCTATTTGAAAATTCTGAAAATAAAAGGTTTAAACTTCTTCTAGCTGATCTTGCATGGTCACCTGTTCTTGTTTGAGAATCAATACCACATCTTTCATATGACTCTGCTATTATTTCCTCAACATTAGGTCTAAATGCAACTGTTCCAGATGTTGCCATATTTCACCTTAATACTTCTTAGTCATTGTTAAAACAATCTGATATGAGTCACCACTTCCTGCACCTGTTGTAGTGAAAAATATATCACCAGTTCCATTAGCACCAGTTTCTTTGGTGTTAGGTAAACCACCTATATCAGTATAATCAACCTCACCACTTTGACCCTCATCAAGATTTAACATTATAATATCAGTATCTGCATCTGCCAAAACTCTTACAGTCATGCCTTTAACAACCCAAGTACACTTAGTAATCTTTACACCAGTACATGAACTGCCATTGGAATTAGCTTGTAATGTTGAAACATCTACTTTTTTTACTGCAGATTCATCTCCTGTATCTACATATTGATATTGAAATGCCATAACAATTTGACGAGTATTTTCAGAAAGAATAGTGCTTGATGTTATATCTGCCAAATTAATCTCCTAAAATAGTGGGTGAAAATTTAATCTCACCCAAATTAAATTATGCTATCTGCACATACTCAATAATAAAAGTAAATGAACCAGCAGTTGTAGCATCTACTGTATTAGTGATATTACAAAAAATTGTTCTTTCAGCAGAAGTGTATTGTGCAGAAACTGGAGCAGTTGTTGCACTTTGTGTTGTTGCAACTAATGTAGTTGTAGTTACATTTCCTACAACAACAGTTGTTCCACCATCAAGAATCTCATCAGTTACTGCTGCAACAATTTGGGCACCAGAGCTAGATGTACCAACTTCATACCCAATATCTCCTGTTCCAATAACTGGAGCAGTTGCACAAAATATTTTTATGTCTGTAATTATTGTGTTAGCAGGTTGAGTAAACTGACCAATAGCAGGACTGTCCCCAGCTGTAGTGTTTACAGTAACACCTGTTGCAAAACCAACATGCTTTACATATTTATTTGTTACTATACCTGTTGAAGCAATAGAAGCAACATCAGTATATGCACCTGTTGTAGTATTTTTAGAAACAACTTTAAAACCATTTTCAGAGCGAACTGCTCCAGTAAATGTAGTATTAGCCATATCAATCTCCTTGTCTTGGCAAATGTCTGCTTTCGCAGTCAAGGGTTATGTTAAGGAGAGGAGTTATCCCCTCTCCCATCTTAATTATTATGCAGCACCTTCTGTACCAAAAATACCACGCCAATCAGTAAAACCAAAAGAATATCTTTCTCTTACTTTGTAGCGTACATTTCCTGTCTCAAAATCACCTTCCATGCCTTTTTTCATAGGACTTCTTTGGAACATTTTAAGACCATCTGGTACATCAGTCTTAATGAAGAAACCATCACTGTCTGTTAAACGTCTCATCACATGGTAACCTTGTGGTAAATATCCACCAGATTTGATTGCGTTGATGTCGTTATCAGCAGTACCAGTTCTTAACTGACTTTCAAGTAATCTTTCTGCAACGAAAGTATATGCAGTAGGAATAATTAACATTGTTCCTTGTGCGGCGATCCTAAGACCACGATCATCTTTCATGTCAGCAATATTTATCAAGATACTTTCTAAAGAAGTTTCAGATAAATCTGCCGCAGTTGCTAAAGTATTACTTTGAATACCATTTTGAGTTGGATGTGAAGTGTTCAATAAT